CAAGTCTGGCGCGTCCGGCGAAAAAATGCCTAAAGGCGTCCTAGCTTCGGATATGTCCGGCGAAAAGCGTCGTCCTATCATGGGCGGTGTGGGCATGGGCATGGCTGACGGTATCGGCGAACGCGATAAGTCGCACATGGGCAAAGTGGATGGTCGCCTCGGTGAGATGAAGGGCGGCAGCCGTGAACACGATTGCTACTCGCACGAACGCGCTGAGTACAAATAATCGGGATTGAGTAGAGGCTGCAACCTCTACCGTCCCTGGCCACAACAAGGAGAATTTGCTATGGTTACTGGACATTGTAATTCGTGCGTCTACTTTGAAGACCACAAAATGATGGGAGTGTGCAAACGCTTCCCTCAGTACGCAAACCGCCATGCAACGGAATGGTGCGGTGAACATAAGGCTAAACCACCCTTAAAAGAGGAAGTGGTAGAAGTTTTTGACATTCCTGCCGACATTCCCGCCAAGAAGCGCGGACGTCCAGCAAAGGTAAAACATGATTAAGCCATTGCGCGACAAAATCATCGTTAAGCCCGAAAAACGGCTGAAAAGCGACCTTCTGTACATCCAAACCGCAGAAGCTGAGACAATCGGCACGGTAGTAGCCTGTGGCGACGATGCCCTGTCCGAAGGGCTAAATGTAGGCGACCGGATATGCTTCGGCACGCTGGCTAAAGACTATAAAGACGAATACCTCAAGTTTGAACCGCTAGAGATCGATGGTGAACGCCACCTAAAGATGTCCTGGCAAGATGTGTGTTTTGTAATGGAGACTGTATGACCAAAGACCAACTGACCGCGAAAATTGAAGACCTGATGAAGCAAGGCCGCCAAATGGAAGTTAACATTCACATGATTAACGGCGCTATCCAAGCCTATCAAAACCTGATTGCCGAACTGGAGAAACAAGATGCCCCTCAAGAAGTCTCAGAGTAAAAAAGCATTCGAATCCAACATCAAGACGGAAGTGAAAGCCGGTAAGCCGGTGAAGCAAGCCGTTGCCATTAGCTACGCAGTAAAGCGGGAAGCCGCTAAGAAGAAAAAGTGAAAATAGTCCAAACGCCCGTTGACCAGTTAATCCCTTACGTCAACAACAGCCGCAAGCACAGCGACGAGCAAGTTGCACAGATAGCGGCAAGCATTAAAGAGTTTGGCTGGACTAACCCTATCCTAGTAGACGGTGAAAAAGGAATCATTGCAGGCCACGGGCGTCTAATGGCTGCGCGTAAGCTAGGCATGGAAGAAGTGCCGGTCATTGAGTTATCCCACTTGTCAGACACCCAACGCAAGGCGCTAATCATTGCCGACAACAAGCTGGCTATGAACGCCGAATGGGACAATGACCTGCTAACCATAGAGTTAAACGACCTGTTGGCAGACGATTTTGCGCTGGAAATCTTGGGTTTTGACAAAGACGAACTAGCCGCGCTGCTTGAGCCGGAAGTGGTGGAAGGGCTGACAGATGAGGAAGAGGCGCCAGCTTTACCCGACGAACCAAAAACTAAGCCAGGCGACATTTATAAGATGGGCAAGCACAGATTAATGTGCGGCGACAGCACCAGCATCCAGCACCTTGAGCAACTTTGCGAAGAACAGGCTGTGGATATGTGGTTGACAGATCCGCCATATAACGTAGACATGACAAGCAAAAACGAAATGCTTGAAAAAGCGGGTAAAGCAAGAAAAGACAAAACAAGTTTTGGCATTAAAAATGATGCTATGAGCGATGAAGACTTTAGGCAATTTTTGCGTGATTCTTACACTGCAGCAGATTCAGTAATGAAAGCTGGCGCTGTTTTTTATATTTGGCATGCTGATTCTGAGGGTTATAACTTTCGCGGTGCGGCAAAAGATTCAGGTTGGATTATTCGCCAATGTTTAATTTGGAAAAAAAGTGTTTTTGCTATTGGAAGGCAAGATTACCATTGGAAGCATGAGCCTTGTCTGTACGGATGGAAAGAAGGCGCTGGTCACCTTTGGGCAACTGACCGCAAGCAAACCACTATTTTGGAATTTGATAAACCAAGCAAAAGTGGAGAACACCCCACAATGAAGCCGGTTGCATTGTTTGAATATCAAATGCTGAACAACACTAAAGGCGGCGACATAGTGCTTGACTCCTTTGGGGGTAGCGGAACAACGCTTATTGCGGCGGAAAAGAATGGACGGATAGCCCGAATAATGGAGTTAGACCCCAAATATTGCGATGTAATCGTAAAGCGATGGGAAGACTTCACAGGTAAGAAAGCTGAACTTTTAACAGAAACTGCCTAAAATATGGGCAACACTTTCCGCTAATAAAAGATGCTAGAACACAAACCAACCGAAAAAAGCAGGGCGCAGGCGCAACAAGCTGCCGGTCTTGGCTTGCCGCACGACCAAATTGGTGCATTGCTTGGCATCAGCGACAAGACGCTGCGTAAGTATTACGAGACCGAACTAGCCTTGGGTAAGGCCACCGCCAGCGCCAGCATTGCCAAAACGCTGTACAACAAAGCCATGAAGGGCGACACCACCGCGATGATCTGGTGGACTAAGGCGCAGATGGCTTGGGGCGAAACCAACACCATGAAGATGTCTAACCCTGACGGTACGGCTATGGAAGGCATTAGCGTCACTTTTGTTAAGCCCTGATGGACGTTAACAATGCCATCAAGAATGTCCAGTTTCCTGTCAAGCTGGCGTTTCTGTTTGAACCGTGCCGCTATAAGGTTTGCTATGGTGGTCGAGGCGGTGCTAAATCATGGGGAATTGCTCGTGCGCTTTTAATCCTTGGGGCTAAGTCTCCGCTGCGTATCCTGTGCGCCCGTGAGTTTCAGACCTCAATTAAGGATTCCGTCCATAAGCTGCTGTGCGACCAGATTGACAGCATGGGGCTAACTGGCTTCTATGAGATCACCGACAAAAGCATTCGCGGCAAGAACGGGACTGAATTCTTCTTTGTTGGCCTGCGGAACAACGTAACTAACGTCAAATCTATTGAGGGTGTGGATAAGTGTTGGGTAGAGGAGGCGCAAACCGTTTCTAAAACCTCATGGAATACCCTAATCCCAACCATCCGCAAGGAAGAATCCGAAATATGGGTTAGCTTTAACCCCGAACTAGAAACGGACGAAACCTACCAGCGCTTTGTGCTGAACTCACCGGAAAACTGCAAGGTCATCAAGATTAACTGGTCGGACAATCCTTGGTTCCCTGAAACGCTACGTTTAGAGAAAGATGCGCTGCGAGATAGAGATATTGAGGCGTACAACACGGTATGGGAAGGTCTATGCCGCCAGACGGTAGACGGTGCTATCTTTGCCCGTGAATTACAGATGTCAGAATTGGAAAATCGAATTACTAGAGTTCCTTATGACGCTACAAAACCCGTTCATGCCGTGTTTGACCTTGGCTGGTCTGACGCTACCGCAATATGGTTTGTACAGTTTATCGGCATGGAAACCCGGCTAATTCGGTATATTGAGGACAGCCAAAAGACCATTAGCGACTACCTGGCAAAGATGCAAACCTACGGTTACGTCTACGATACGCTGTGGCTTCCACACGATGCCGAGAATAAAACCCTCGCTGCGGCAGGGCGCTCGATTGACCAAATTGTGCGGGCAGCAGGCTATAAAACCAAAATAATCCCACGGACTCCCATTGTGGACAGTATCAACGCAGCGCGGACGTTATTCCGCAATTGCTGGTTTGATAGGGAAAATTGCTACGATGGGCTACAATGCCTCCGCCACTATAGATACGACGTAGACCCTGAAACCAAGCAATTCAGCAAACAACCGTTGCATGACAACTACTCGCACGGTGCGGACGCATTCCGAATGCTTGGCCTAGTGGTTAACGAACCGAAGCGCAGAGTAAGCAAACCAAGCTACGCCATGCCACAGAGTTGGATGGGCTAAAGGACAGATATGAGCGATTACGATGGTGATTACGACCCGATAATTGACGAAGCTAAAGACTTCCTCAAATTGTGCAACGATGCGGACACCATGAACCGCCAAGAAGCCTTGGAGGATTTGAAGTTTGTTAACGGCGACCAATGGCCTGTTGAACTGCAAAACTCGCGCAATCTTGAATCCCGCCCAATTCTGACCATTAACAAGCTGGATGGATATTGCCGCCAAGTCACCAACCAGCAGCGCCAGCAGCGCCCACGCATCAAGGTACACGGCACTAACTCCCAAGCGCAGGAAAAGACCGCTGAAGTCATTGAAGGCATGACACGGCACATTGAAGTCAATTCTAACGCCGATAACGCCTACGATACCGCCTTTGACCACGCTGTACGCATGGGATGGGGCTTTTGGCGCGTTACGACGAACTACGTCAGCGAAGACAGTTTCGATCAAGAAATCTACATTGACGCCATTGATAACCCGTTCACGGTCTACTTTGACCCGAATTCCGAGCGCGTAGACGGTTCCGACGCTGACCGCTGCCTTATCACCACAATGATGAGCAAAGAGAAGTTTCGCAAGCTGTACCCTGACTGCGACGATGGTTCTTCATTTACCCAACGTGGAACGGGCGACGCGCAATCCGAGTGGATTACCAAGGAAGACATCCGCATCGCTGAATACTTCTACGTCCAGCGCGAATCCGCAATCCTGTACCAACTGAGCGACGGTACAAGCAAGTTTGCAGAGGGAAAAGACTTCTTCAAGCGCCTTGAACTGGCTGGTTTGGAAGTGGTGAATGAGCGCCCAAGCTACAAACGCACGGTGAAATGGAAGAAGCTGACCGCGATTGAAGTGATTGAGGAACGCGAATGGCCTGGGATGTATATCCCTGTCGTGCCTGTCTATGGTCGCCATGTGGTGATTGGAGACAAAAAGAAGAAGTTTGGCATGGTTCGCCACGCCAAAGACGCCCAACGGATGTACAACTTTTGGCAGACAACCATCACCGAATCGGTTGCGCTTGCGCCGAAAGCTAAATGGATAATGGCAGAAGGCCAAGACGAAGGCCACGAAAACGAATGGGCAGGCGCTAACGTCAAGTCTTACCCATTGCTGCGCTACAAGCAAACTGACATTGATGGAAACTCGGCGCCACCTCCGCAGCGCCTGCAACCGGAACCACCGCCCACCGGCGTAATGGCGGCTGCACAGTCTATTAATCAGGACATCTCCACGCTGATGGGCATTTACGACCCTAGCCAACAACTGCCAGGCAATATGTCCGGTAAGGCGTTGAACGGTCAGCAGCAGCAAGTAGACCTGACCAACTTTGACTTTTACGACAACCTTACAAAGTCTATCCAGCACACCGGCAAGATCATTCTTGACCTGATTCCGCACGTTTACGACTCGCAGCGCGTAATGCGAATCATCGGCCCTGATGGCAAGCCTGACCTAGTGGGCATTAATGAACCCAAGCAGGACGAACAAGGCGTCTGGACGGTCATGCACGACATGAGTGTGGGTAAGTACGACGTGGTGATGGATACCGGACCTGGCTACAACAGTAAGCGCCAAGAAGCTGTGGAATCTATGGTGGATATGCTTAAAGTTGACCCTGCGCTTATGCAGCAAGCAGGCGACCTTATTTTCCGCAACATGGACTTCCCTGGCGCTGACATCATTGCAGACCGCCTTGCCGCAGGTAATCCGCTGGCGCAGATTGACGACAAATCGCCCATTCCTCCGCAAGTGCAGATGCAACTCAAGCAGGCGCAGGCGCAGGTTCAGCAGATGCAGCAGCAAATGCAGCAAATGCAATTGGCTATGAAGCAACGCCAAGACATTGAGCAGGTCAAGCAAGATGCCGAGACGAAGCGTGTGTTGATTAAAGAAACTAACCGCGCCCACGATCTTGAACTACGCGACCAAGAACGCCACGCAGATATGCAAATGCGGACTGACACGGCGGCACACGACACCGTGATTAAGAGCCAAACTCAAATTGAAGTGGAACATATTAAAGCGCAACTGGCACTTATGTTGGCAGGAATTAACCGTTTATCAGCAAAAGAAGCTGGCGCAGAGGCGGTTGAACGCGCAATTTAGAATTTGTGGTATAAACCACACAACCTTACCAGTTAGGTATTAACTGGGTATATTTCTTGAGGAAACTCATGGCAAGTAGCGAAAAAGAAGCCGGTCAAGTATTGACTAGCGAGAATGCAGCAGATTTTTACTCGAATAGACTTGGATTAGCTGACGAACAACAGACTCCCGAGGCTGAGAAATCAGAGCCGGTAGAGGAAGTTTCGCAGAGTGATGCAAGCGAGGAAGAAGAAGCGAAACCGACAGAAGAACGTAAACAGAATCCGAAAATCGAGAAAAGGTTTTCAGAAATAACCAAGCAACGTGAACTGGCGCGGCAAGAAGCGGCACGGGAACGCGAAGCGCGGGAACGACTGGAAGCTGAAGTAGCGGCTTTGAAGCAACAAACGCAACCTAAACAGGCTGCACCCGTTGACGCAAAGCCTCAACCGTCTCAATTTACTGATGCCTTTGAATTTGCAGAGGCTTTAGCAGATTGGTCGGCTGAACAAGCATTGGTAAGGCGAGATAGGGAAGACGCTGAACGCAGGGCAGACGCCGAACGGCAGAAAGTAATTTCTAGCTGGACGACAAAAGTTGCAGCAGCGAAGGCAGATATTCCCGATTTCGATGACATGGTGGCATCTAGTAGCGTTGTTGTTAACGACGCAATCCGTGATGCCATCTTGGAAAGTGAAGTAGGCCCTCAAATCCTATATCACCTTGCAAAAGATGATGACGTTGCAAAACGTATTACATCTATGTCGCCAAATGCCGCACTACGCGAGATTGGGAAACTAGAAGCAAGGTTTGAGAAGCAAACTCAAGCGGAGCCGAGTGAAACTGTCGTAAGAACTAAAGCAAAACCGCCGATTAACCCGATTCGCAGCGCGAACAGTTCGATGGAAGCAAGTGTGGACTCTAACGGTCAATTTCACGGCAGCTATCAGGCTTGGAAAGCGCAACGCAAAGCGGGCAAAATTCGGTAAATCTTTTTTTATCTAGGAGTATTTAATCATGGCCAATAATTTATTGACTATTTCAAAAATCACCAACGAAGCCCTTATGGTGCTAGAAAACGAGCTCACATTTACGTCGGAGGTGGATCGTAATTATGACGATCAGTTCGCTGTGGTCGGAGCCAAAATTGGTAACACCGTTAACGTCCGTAAACCTGGTCGTTTCATCGGTACTACCGGCCCTGCTTTGAACGTTGAAGACTTCAACGAATCTAGCGTTCCCGTGACTCTGAGCACTCAATTCCACGTTGATACTCAGTTCACCACGCAAGACCTCGCTTTGTCGTTGGATATGTTCTCTAGCCGTGTG